AAGAGCGTTTATAAATTAAAACATATATTGTTAACAATTTATTTACAAAATATGCTAGAATCGTTCATATTTAATTGGTATAATAAAGAAAAAGAAAAAGAAAAAGAAAAGGAGTTAGTTATATGAGAAAGTCTAATAATTATTTTAAATTTTTGGAGGATGTAACATACGGGAAAGACCATGATAGCACTATTGATAAGGGTAACAGCGTATTAGAGTGTATGTCATATGCGTCAATTTCAGATATTGAGTATCGTTATAATACAACGTTTGGACTTGAAAATGAATGGTTAACTTTTAAAAATATTCTTATTGATGAAGACACATTATATGTGTATTACCTTGAGGGCGAAAATAGTAAACTTATAGCGGTATTTCTTTTAGATATGTTTAAAACACAGAAAGAACTAAAAGATACCATTACTAAAGTATGTGTTGAATTCTTACATGAGTTACTACTTGAGAGAAGTCGCGTAAATTTAACCATCCAACATTAAGATATTAAATCATAGCTGTTCTATCGGCTACACGGGAAGAAAGAAGGAAACTATGAATTTATACAGAATCGAAAACAGAAACACAATTGGTAAAGCAATTATGGTAGCAGATAGCAGAAAAACAGGCGATTGGTTATATAATCACAATCTTAAATATGTAACGGGGGGCAGAGGTAATCGGATATATGAATGTTAATTTGACAACTATTCACCCATATAATGGCAGATATGGAAAAGGTTTTGTAAGAGTAGTCCCGAGTTATTATAAGGGCAAGCCTTCTACAAAGTTTATGACAATTCAATATTGGATTGAAAAGTGAGGTGTTAACATGGATAATTTAACAGCAAAAAAGAAATCAGACCTTATCAGTGATTGCATAGCGGCGGAAGATTCTGTTAGTAAGCTTCATATTGACGTTAGAAAAATGTATGCTTACTTAGCAGAACAGGCCGTAAATTCTGAAACATCGAACGATATCAAGTCTCTTGAAATTGCAAAAATTACACTTGATTTTCTTGTACGGGGGGTATTAAAATGAACTATTCAATTGTTGTATGGGGCTTCGATACCGATAACGATTATTACCACGACTGTGATATTATTAAAGCTAAAAATATATCGGAAGCGTTTAGTTACGCTTGTAATGTGCGCTGGATGGGTTGGACTTTTACAAGATTAGATATCGAAGAATTAAAAGAGTATACCTATATTGTAAAATATCATGATAATTATAATAATGAAAATGGTATTTTCACTTGTAAAGCTGACACAGCTTTTGAATCAAAAATAAAGTTTAGACTTTCTAAAGATTTTCAAGATACTAAACGTTATACAATAATCAATGTAAAAGGAGTAAAGAAATGAGAACGATGAAGAATACTTACTGTGTAGAAGTCGCTTTTCTGAATACAGATAGCGACGATATCAATGTAGAATATGTGGAATCTATTGGATATAACGCAAGACAGGCAAGTGATTATGCCGTTGAATATGTATCAAAATTGCCATTTGTAAGCTATATTACAGTTATATCAATAGAAAGAAAATAAGAAAAGAGAGGGCTTGCACCCTCTCTTTCTTAATTCAAAGGAATATTAAATTCCACACCATACAACTGTATCTCATCAACACTTGTAAAAGTAGCATACCCACTACCGCTTATATCAACCAAACGGAGATAAATTGCACCACTATCTAACTGTGTAGCATCATAAGGGTTGATAGTGAGAACAGCCATGCATTGATGATACCCAGATGCATCATGAATTACAGCGTTGCAGTTGCATATACTTTGTTGATTTACAAAAGTCATGTTATGACTCATGACCTTCACAGCGGCACTCGTGAAATTCTTAGAGGGTTTGAAAGCCAAATCAAGGAAGCTAGCCACATGTCTAAAGCTGCAATGTGCGTTGGTATTAGTCAACACAACGTTCATCTTATAATCATTAAGAGTACAATCAGCACCATCAAGCGCAAATTCGCCCCTTCGATTCCATGCTGCATAGCCATCAATTGCCTTATAAATCATATCTGCAATTGAAGCTTGCCCACTAGCATTAGGGTGAATATTATCAGATGCTACAACACCTACCCAACGTAAAGCACTATCAGCACCACTCAAAAACTTATACTTACCCCAGTAAGTTTCGTATAAAGTTTTAATCTCATCATATGCTTTTTGTTTTGCAACTGTAGTGAATCCAATGATAGGCGTAGCAATCCATCCAATGTAAAGCGTTGCGTTTGGCAATTGAGACATTAAATCAATTGTATCTTTAATGCCGCGGTTAATCAACGAAGCCGCAACAAATTGATCGTTCCAACCGCCTGCAACAACAACATACTTAACTTGTTTCTTTTGCTTATCAGTCAGGGTAGCAATAGCTTGCGTCAGCAACTCGGAAAAGTGAGTATTCGCACCAAAACCACTACCACCCAAACTTTTATTAACATAAAAGCTTGCATCTGAAAAATACTTCTCATGCAAAATATCACACCACGGCTTAACCATGCCATCAGGTGTATACCCTTCCCCGTATGAGTCGCCAATTGTGATCAATCCATAGTCGGTTAACCATGTATCAATAATATCTGCCAATTCGCCGTTGTTTTTCAGACCGTCAAGGTATGCATCGATAGCGGCGATATAGTCCAAATTATCAATATAGTTTTGCACGTCCTGCTGCCACTTATTCCATTGCTTGTAATAATCGTCCCACTTTGTGTTTAAATCTTTAGTCGTTTCAAGAATCCAATCAAGATTTAAATTGTGAAAGTCCGTATACGGAAAATTAGAAAATGCCATTGTCTACCCCCTACTTAAATTGATCTGAAGGAATCACGTTGTACTCTTTACCGTCATCGCCTGTAACAAGAATAGGTTCAAAAGGCTTTTCAAAATAATGGATATCTGGTATTTGCCCAAATTTCTCTATTATAGCTCGAAAAGAAGCGGCTTTAGTAGCATCAAGAATCGCATATGAAAGTTGGCATGGTGATTTTGAGTTAACGGGTGGAAAAGTTCTTTTTCCTAGAAGGGGCGAGCTTAGATTATTTATGGGGTAACAATTATTCGCTGATAAAAGGGTAATCTGTTCAAAACTATAACCGTCAGGTAGTGTTATAGAACCATACTGAAGCGGCTCATTAGCATCAAATGTAACTTCAATAGCATTTCCTTTAACCGTTAGCTTCATAGTCTACCTCCTTTTTCCCAACCAAATCCATCAATAACACCTATTGAAATTGTCTCAAGCTCTTTTCCACAGTGCATAAAGAAACCATGCCCTATGTCAAGCCCTATGTGTCTTCCTCTACCGCCAAAAGTTGTATACAGTAAATCTCCATCTTTAGTCTTGTCAGGAGTTGTTACATTAGTGCAATTGTTTATATAGGCAGTCGAATACATGTATTTACCCGTTACAAGATTGATAAAGCCGCTGCAATCAATCAATGTTTTTCCCATACAAAAAGATTTAATCTGTGCTTTCTGTGTTGCGTTATACTTTTTAAAATAATGTGGCTCTGCACTCCATAAAGCCTCAAAAACCTCAGGAGTACATTTTTGCCCCTTCGCCCCGTAAAGGTAAGCGTACTTGTCACGGTTTTTGTAAAGCTCTCTAGCCTTAGCAATATAAGCAACGTTCTTATCTGGAATATCATAAATCATAGTTTAATTCTCCTTTTCTTTTACAATTGTTAACAATTCTGTAATAACTTTTGTGTTATTGTTTAGAGCGTCAACCCACTTAGTACTCTCAGCGTCATGCTTTTCGTACCAAGTTTTTCTTTCCTCACGCTGTCTTACATCAAGCGCGTTTACGTACCACATTACCGCGCCAAGGCATACGCAAGGCACACCAACCATCTGTGCAATTTGCGCAATTGCATTCATAATTTCCATATCACCACACTCCTATCAAAAGTCTATTTGCATACAACTCACAAACTTTATCAAGGAAGTTGTAAGCTGTAGTTAGATCAATTTCTGCTTGCATCATTTGTTGCGAAGTTGTAACACCAATGTTTCCGTGTATTCTTCCCTCATGTGTTCCTTTTGTTGTTGATTCATCCAAACCATTTGTAACACTTCCATGTGAGGAATCAGCACCAAACGTCTGGGAATCACTTCCGCTGTCAGTGGTGTTATCAGTGTTGGCAACTTCTGGATCGCTTGAATTAAATGCCGCAACTTTGTGTGTACTATCAGTAACTTTTCCAAAAGTTGTTGTAATGTCACCCTTGTTAAACGTTTCTTCTGTATCTACTTTTCCCTTCTGAAAAGTGCCGCCGCCTTTATCTTCCCAACTTTCCATTCTATCATAATTTTCTATTGGATTGTACTCAAGCTGTGTTACTTCCCATAAGTGGTCAATAGTCCATTGCAAAGAACGTGCTACACTTGTAACATGTCTTCTTAAATACGAGGGTTCTTGATAAACCGGAGTCAAATCACCATATGATAACAAAAAGTGTTCAATAAGTTGATCTTTTGAAACACCTTTTATATAAATATCTGTAAAAATAGAACTGTCATACTCATACAACGTTGCTATTGGTATAATCGTTCTCACTCTTGTCACCCCCTCTATTGTTAGGATACCGCAAACGTGCGCGAATGTCAAGGTTATAATGATTGTTTACTTTTTCCAAACATTCATTGATAGTTTCCACCCACAACTCACACTTAGACATGATAGCATTTTTGCTTTCTTCTACCTCATCGGTTATCATACGCTCTTTTTTATCAGGAACTGTATAAATACCAATCTCCATATCAAACGCATGTTTGAGATTTTCAACGCTTTCTAATGCTGACTTGACTACATTATAACATTTTTCAATATCATTGTTAAAGAACTCGTAAAGCGGTTTACCTGTTTCTTTATCATAAAGAGCTTGGTTTATTACAACTGCTAGTTGTCCTGACATGATATTGTCAAACGCAACTTTAAAAGTCTCCGCTGTGCTTTTGTTTTTGGCTGTAAAAATAAAGCCAAACTTTGCAAGTGCACTAGCAACATCATGATTAGATAATGTCATAGCAACACGCTGTGCGTATGAATTTATAAGATCACCAATACCGCACCAATCAGGTGCTAATTTTACAATCTCACAATCTTCCCCTATTTTCAAATCACCATTAAAAGAAGCGTCAAAAGCTGGGTTGGTAACTACATAGTTAGTTGGTTGGTATTGTACATCAAAACCATAAGGCGACCCGTGTTGTGGAATGATTCCAAATTTGGCGGTATTCATAACACAAAAGTTTCCTTTTAAAAACAAAAGCGGATAGATATAATTTTTCGCCCAGTTTTTAGGCATACCGTCAAAAAGGATAAGACTTTCAGCACGTTGCAAAAAGTAGCGAAAGTATGTTGCATAGTCCCATGTATTGTTAATGTGAATCATATTTGGATTTTGCCTTGACTCATACTCGTTAATAATAGGACTTGATACACCTTCCCCAACATAATAGCCACTATATACAAAAGGTTTCATTCTATAAACATACCCCCATTCAAAAAATCATTGATAACTGCTTTTCCGTTTTCAGTTGCATTACATTTAATATTCGCGTTTCTACACTTAATAAAACCAGATAATTCGCTTAATGTTTTAACTTTACAACATGGGTACCCTTGATATAGTAAATTTGTTTCAACTTGTGTGTAAAATTCTCCTATCAAATACACCAAATTGTTTACATAAATCGAACCACTACCACCACTACTTGATACACGCGGTACAGCCGTCTCTAGTCCAGACATTATACCACTGGTAATGACAGCAGTTGCATTTAAAAAATTGCTTGCCGCCCCAACTGGGTTCACTTCCATTGCAGATTCTACACTTTTCCCCACGCTATCTGCAAAAGACATTGCACTAGCTAGCTGTACTTGTGATGTACCTATAATATTTGTTTGTCTTGCAGAGAAACCAACTGGAATTCCACAATTGCCATTTAAAGATGTTACAAGTGTTGATCCACTTAAAATTGAAATATCACAGCCACCATTGATATCAATAGTATAATTTATCAGTAGCGAATCTGCTAACAAATTTGGGTTAAGCGGAATTGTTCCATAGAACGGCACTTGTAAAGTATAGTGTGCAAAGGGAGCGTATTTCAGATAAGGAAATTCTGTATCACCAGATTTATCTGGTTTTGGTATTGTAACACTTACCGACTTGCTAAAAGTATCTTTTGTAGATACTTGCCACCCCGGTATTCCCGTGTCGACATATCCCAACGTTACATTAACTGGTGTACCACCGGGAGATTGGAAAGGAAGCCACATAGCAGAAAGTAAGTAGTCTTGCGGTCTTGCTACCTCTTTAGCAACTCCCTCAGGATTTTCTAAAAAGTCGTTTAGTCCAGTTGTATACTCAGCTGTGTATAAGTATGAACACAAACGATTAAAATTAGCAACTGTTAGAATTGTAAAACCATTTCCAGATTTCCCCGCTGTACAAATTACAACACAGCCGCTTGAGTCAACCGCTAAAGTTGAGCTTGCCACTTTAACAGTCGGTTTACAAAGAGTCGGTAACATTGTATCAATGATAAATGGATTTCTGATAGTAAGCGATCCCCTTTCCACATAGGCAGTATTAGAAAGAATTTCATCTTTGTAGCTTGCCAAATAATCACACGTACATGATATTTCATATGTAGATTCTACATATGTAACATCATTAACAAAATAATATCTTCCAAACGTTTCACAGTATGCAACATTCCAATCAAAAGGAGCAACGTTTTGCAAAATAAAAGTTGGATTTTCTACACTTGTACTACTTTTAAGCACACATTGCACACCTTCTGCCAATGTTGGTATTTTCGTGCTATTTATTCTTTTGTCTGATTTTCCAAATTTAACTTCAAAAGCCATAATACCCCCTTATTTAAGAAAAGGGGCATAATGCCCCTTATGTTTAATCAAGCAAAATCAAAATTGCGTTTTCTGTGAAATCAACAGGAGTCTTGAAAGTGTAATGATTCCAACCATTTCTATAACCGTATCTTGCATTGAACGGCTCGGTCGCGCTCCATTGGTCAATAGGTACAATTCCCATTGTATCAATATCCATCATGATTCCTAGAACGTTGTCAACAGTTTGATTTTCAAGTGTAAACTTTGTTTCGCCATCTTGTTTTACACCCTCAGCACTACCCTTGATTTGCATAGGGTTGCTAGGATCTGTCCAGAAAGTAACTTTTTCATAATCGCCAAGCTCTGCCTTTTCTGGATGGAAGAATTCTGAACCATTAGCTTCAAAATAATTTCCAAATTTTGAAATCAGATAAAATCTAAGGTCTGAAGCATCTGTGTGACGGTTTACAACTTTACCAGTGAAATCGCCATGAAAACGAGTGCCGCGAATTGCAAGGTTCTCTTTAAGAGTTTTCATTTCCGCCGACAACCAAATCATGAACGGTCTAAAATCAGCGGGGTTCATGATTGTCTTTGCAGTCATCTCAAGCCCTGTTTCTGAATTGTACTTTGTTAACGCATGAAAAACTTGCTCTTTTTTGCACATATTGCCAATTGTTGGGGTTTCTTTTCCGGCATCCGCAAGGATAATTGCTAGGTTTGCAAGCTGTGCACGAGATCGATTCTCTAAGTCAATCTCATAAATGTTTGAAAATTCAGTCATTAACATAGAGAAGTATGCCGCAACTCCTGCCTCTGAATTAAATGCCGCGTTAATCTGATTTTTATAAATCGTGTACTTACGGGCGAAAGTTTGCCCACCACTTGCAATTGTAAGTAGTACATCATATTTAACAGGCTTTGTACCTGACTTCCAATCTTGTTTTGATTCCTCTTTTGTGAGCTCCACATTGATATTCCACTCATCATTGTTCACCTCTGAATCGGTTACAATTGGAGTAAACTTTCTAATATAGTTGCCGAATCGCTGTTCATCCCAAACCATACCAGAAAGCTTTCTTGAGTATGGGCGAATGGAATAAATGGATTTTGCAAGTACAGTAGGAATGATTTGATAAAGGTTATCATCTTCTCTATCGAAGCCCATTTTAAATGTATTTTGCATTTGCCCAAAAGTCAAATTTTGCGCTGAAGTTCTACCAGTATACTGGGTATACATTTTAGTGAGTAGTGGTGCAATTTGTGTATATGTAAGATTTGCCATTGTTTACCCCCTTAGAAAAATTTACTAATATCTGTCTTTTCGTTTGAGCCGCCAAAATTAGTTTTGCCGTTTGCAAGCTGTTGCGCTTTTACAAGTGCTGCTGCAAACTTATCATAATCAAAACTTTCTGACTTCTGATCTTTCTTCTGATCTGTCTTCTGATCTGACTTCTGATCTGTCTTCTGATCTGACTTCTGATCTGTAATATCAAGCTTGTCAATTTCTTCCTTACTGTAGCCTGCATTTACAAGCTTTAAAATTTCATCAATTTTCATATCTTTACCTCTTTTCTTTATTTGTTGACAGCTGCAAACAGAATCGAACTGTTACCTTGTGATTCAAAGTCACACGCGCTAACCATCTACGCTATACAGCAGTAATAGGCGGTTTGTTTGTTGTCCCCAACTCGCACACACTGGCTAGTGTTTGGATAGTGCAACCGCCTTTATTTATTATATACCATTTATATTATTGTTTGTCAATTACAACTTTACAAAATATCATACCATGATACGCAATCAAAAGATGCTAAAAAATCACACTGTGTTTCATAGTCTGAAAATGTTATGTCACCACTTATAAACATTGGTTTTAGATACTTTTTACTACTAGTTTGCCACCTCTCTAATGACGATGGTGAAGCATCAAAAACATCATCACAATGTGCTCGCATGGGTTTAGTCACGTAAAATTTAAAATCTGCTTTATGCATCCAAACTGAAAACAGCGGTGTTTTCATGTCGTGCGTATACTCTTTTAAGTTTTGGTGACGTATTCTGTCATCTTCCAAATCCATAAATTCGTTATCAAGTTCCATTTTTGCCCTACCTTTTGGAAGGTTTCTGTAAAAAGCGTTTTGTCTCTTTTTCTCTGATACAGGAGAGTTAAACGGAAGTATAAGTGTTGTCTCACACCTATCTACTTGTGTAATCTCTGTTCTTTCTTTTACTGCCTTGTAGCAATCTGGGATAAGCCTATAACCGATTAAAATGTTAGACATAATCGCGTTGGAATTCCCAAAAAACCATGTTCTAATTTTTTCCGTTTCTGACTCCGGGCGGTTTCTGAAAAGAACTTCCATGATATTTTTGTAGGCTTGAAACTCATTTTTAATTGGTCTGTCCCCCTTTTGAGGAATAAATTCGTCAAAAATCACATCATAAAACCTTGTAAAATCTATACCAGTTTTGTTTTGAAAAGTAGACAATGAAACACCAACTATAAAAGGATTATCGTTTTGCAAGTCCTCATCTGTCAGATATGCCTTGCCATAACCTTTTTTGTCATTATATTTTAAACGAATATCTTTTCCGAACCAGTCGGGCTTCACAAAATCGCCAATTGTAGAAAAGCTGTTCTCAAGTGCAACGTTTGTTCTACGCACGTACAAAATTGGTGAATTACTTGCATTCCATATATCAACTATTAAGTGTGATTTTCCTATGCCTCTGCCGCCTATTATATCTATGTAACGTTGTCCAACGTCACAAATATATTGATAATTCAAATACCCGTTTTCTTTATATAAGCTCATATTATCACCCCTATAATTTAAAAGAGTGAGCTGGTGAGACTCACCCTTGAACAACTTGTATTTCTTCCCTCTGCCACCCAACCATTATTTATACAAGCTCAAAATTCATGTAAGTTCTGCCTGCTTTACTTTGTGAGCGTGTCAGTTTAAACTGTAAATTGTATGTTTCCATAAAATGGAAAGCACTTTCAGCCGTCTTGATAACAGTTGGACTTGATGTTGCAATTGTTACTACTTCGCCTGTATCAAGATCAGTATTATAGAAAACTGCAACTTCTTTTCCGTCATCTGTCGTATAACGTACATAATCAATAACGTTTATAACGCTGCCATCGGATAAATTTTTCATTAACAGGTGATTGTCATTTGCCATCTTAAACATTTCTTTCTTGTCAAACTCTCTTGATTGCATTTCAATTCTCATTTCATTATCCTCTTTTCTTTTATTAGGGTATCTTTCCTTTACAAGTATATAATAACTTATTTACAAAAGTTTTGCAAATAAAACGTTATTTATTCAGCTATTTCATCAATAATAGTATAATTTTTAATTTGGTCATCTGACAAACCTATTTCATAATCTCGTGCTATCATACAACTATACCCTGTATACTCGGTTATTGCTTCTTTACCTTGATAGTCAACAACTTTTGTTTTTGTGATGGTATCACTATCATTATACCAAATTTGAAAACCGCCACTATTCTTTATTTTAAAACCTTCTCTAAAATTATCAAGGTTTTTAATTACTTCTACACCCCTTGCCTTTTTAACTCCAGATATTGTACAACCAAAATATGTTTTATCTTTTGTTTCTTTGTACGCGTTAAAACAATACTTCTTTGCACCCAGCGTTTTAAAATCTTTGTATTCGGGTTCATATTTATTTTCTGATTTCACATCGCTTTCACAGTCAAAATAGCCAATATAATATTTTTTACCGTCAATGTCAACAAAAGTATTAGTTTTTTCGCATAGCTCATATATCCAATTATTTAATTCTGTCAGTTTGTCAAAATTAAAGTTAGTTGCTTTACAACTATCTGTATCACAATAAATATATGAGCTTTCTGCACATGCTAAAATTCTACGTAAATGTTTTCTTGCGTGTGCAGTTGTGTATACCCCCCAAACATAAGGCAATACGCTTTTCTCACTTTGCTCTGCAATAGATTTTTCATCAGGTATCGAAAAGCCGCTTGCATCAACTTTCTCTCTATATGCAATGTCATTTTCATACATTGCATAAGAAAATTCTTGCCATTCGTTTTCTAAATACAACATAATAGGATGTATAGGGTCGGTTGCCGCCATTCCATAAATGCCATTAAGCTTATTTTTTGCTTTCATCAAGTCGTACTCCGCTTCTTCTCTTTCTTTGCTATTTGGGGCGGTATGCTTTACAGCAATTTTAAGTTTTGTCTTTGCTGTGAAGTACTCCATTATTACGCTACGAACGTCATCTGGTATGTACCCATAACGGGATGTATATAGTGTATCTTCTATAATTTCAATGCTGTCAAAATCGTAACATTCTTCAATTATGGAGAAATCTATATCTGTCACAGTCGTTTCTAGCTCTGTTGCTTTCCACACTCTGCCATTATCAGGATCAACCCCTTGCAAGTTACGGCATTTACTTATAGATAGATACGGATTGTATTGATCTTCTTTAAGTCTTACGTTTGTAAGCTTTATTTGCGCAACCCATGCAAGATTTTTACTTTTTATATACTTCAAACATTTTGATGTAACAGGCATTTTTCCAAATGCTGTTACTGGAAACTGCATCAAAAGAAGCATAGCCGGATACATGCTCGATGCATCAAAACTATAAACGTCATGATATATTTTCGCGCACTTTATCATGTTTGCGTGAGTATCCCCGCCACGAAAAGCCTCTTTTAAAAGCTTGTATGTTTTGTCGTTTAATGCAAGCTTTTTCTTTAGCATTCGAGTTGTAGTTCCTTTTCGTATAGCTCTTTTCATGTCACGGCGCACATAAGAGGTACTTGTCAGCGGCACAGTTGCAATAGTATCTTTATCTTTTGTAAGCATATAACTTAATGATTCCCACAATCCTAAAGTATCATTGATGATATATCCCCACTCAGTAGGATTGATATAGCTTTCATTGTGCCTGATAAGTGAGTAGTCTAAATCACCTTTTGCTTTTATGTGCTGACATCCCGCCATTTTTTTCGTGAAGTTATCAAGTGACATATTTGTGAGCTTATAACTGCACCTCAGCTCAATACCGCGTTTCTTTAATCGCCACACAAGCGGCTTGCGTTTACCAGTTGCAAACACTTCGCTATAGTCGTTTAAATAACCAATCATAAAAGAAAATTCAAAAGGCAGATTGTGAACGTAAATAACAAAATAACGTGCCTCGCTTGTTTTGTAATAGGCTTGAATTTTATCAAGTAACGTTATAAAATCAGACCAATATCTACCTTCCACTTCTTCTCCGTCAATACAAGCAGACCACGCATACATAAATGCGTCAATTGGTTTTGTCACTTCTTCGCCTTGATCATCTTTCTCAATTCGAGTCCGTGAAGTTGTTTCAATGTCAAAAGTCCCAAATTGATCAATATAATACGGACTGTCTTTCTTTTTGCCTAAAGGCTTGTGCAGAGAAAAGCCATGTGAAGGCACATAGTCCGTAACTGACTTCACTTCTATATCATCATATTGATTTGATCTATTTAAACATTGAACTATCATAATTATAACTCCTGTTTTATAGCTTTTGGTTTTGGCTTCGCTCTATTGCTCTTGTATAGTTTGTTTGCCGCTTTAAATTCTCGTGCTTTATCTTTCCATGATAGCGAACTATTTTGTATAATTGCAACTCTAAACTCTGCCTGATCTTTTAAGTTCGGATATAATTCCTCCGCTGTTTTAAAAAGTTCTTGCAAGCCCTCTCTGTTATTTGTATTTATTGACTCTGTTAACAGTGTAACAATTTGATCACTTGAAAGCTTTGCATATTTTTTATCTGCTAAATAATGCAAGGTATTGAAAAGCTTATCACGAACGCTTTTGCTAAGGGTAGATATATCAACCCCGTAACGTTCTTTGAATGTTGCAACACGCTTGTTTTCTACTTCAATACTGCCTCTTGCAGTTGAAGCTTTTGCTTCGAGATAGTGAAGAAGCTTATTTTCAAGTGCTCTCAACTCACGAATTGAAAAACCTTTGTAAACTGCCTTGCCTGTTGATACATAAGAAGCGTTATAAGAAACGTGCTTATTAAAGTAGTCAACCGCGTCTTGATATCTGAAAAGTGCTGTTCTATCTTCTGTGATTCTGCCTTTTGATATCGCTGTCGTTAACGTTTTGGCGCGCTTGTTTGCTACGTTGGCAAGTTTGCCGACACGAGCGATATATTCTGACTTGCTTGAAGTGGACTCAATAGAATCATAGTGCCAACGTGTGAAATATTTTGCTTGACTTTCTGTTTGTTTCATAACTCGATACCTCTCTTTTCTAATCTCTCTTTAATCACATCATATTTGTAGTTATGTGGTGTAATTTCTCTAAAAATCTTTGCTATTGCATCCACACTATAAGCATTCTGTCTAAGGACTAAAACAATATAGTCAACTGCTTCAAGTCCTTCTTTATATGAGCACTTCATGCCATCCGGTGCCCCTTTATACCATGTTGTCGTTTTGATATCAGCCACCGCTTGTAAAAGCAGTGCGTGTTCCAACATTTCATAAGGTGTTAGCTTACTATTTATAATGCCGTCTTTAGGTCTTTTCATTTCTTTATATCCCCTTGAGTTTTTCTTTTATTGTATCATGTAATTGTTAACAAATAAAGTATAAATTATGAACAGAGTGTTAACAAATTATTGTTATAGTTGTGATAGAACAGTGATACGAACAAATG